ATCACTCATCGCGGGAACACCCGTCTTGAATGATTCCACATCCCCTGCAACCACCGCAGATCTCATTTTCGACGCTGACATACCCTCTACCCCCACAGCATCAGGATCACGTTCACCTGCAGACTCAACCTTTATTCCATCCTCAAAATCATAAAATCCGTGTCTCTTTTCTTCTCCATTATATGTATTCAATAGTAAAGCAAAATCTACTACACGATCTCCGCCCACTACCATAGTAAGCTCTCGGTATCCCTTACCATAAATATAACTAGCAGCCTGTAATGCATTGATAATCTTACCATCATCATTAATGGTTTTTCGATATTTGGGGAAAGCTTTCTTCATAAACTCGACCTTTTCTTCCCATGACAAAGGATCTTTCTTTTTATCCTGCTTATGAGAAGCAAAGATAAAGACATCAGCATTAGTCTTACGTGCTTCTTTCTCACACGCTCGAATCAACTTCTCATGTCCTATTGTTGGTGGATTGAACCGACCAAATGTAAATACTGCACTTTTCATATCTTCCCCTTACATCTACTACATTTACAAGACCATTCTGTACTACCTATTCCTTTAAAATCATCACAGACATAAGAAATGCTAGGAATCATCATCCTATCTTCTGTATATCCACAACGCAACCCTTGTCCTACTCCAATCATCCACATCAAATATCTACAATTAAAACAACATCTATCAGTTGTCTTAAACGAATGCCCATGCTTTTGTATATTAATCGTCTTCACCAAAATACTTTCTCCACAACCCCTGAAAGAAACCTATAACCCAAAAGGCGTCATACAATACACCCAAAAATATTACAAATAATTTGGTTCGTAATCTATCAAAAAATGACATCCCAATCCACCAACATTGAAAGAATAATCAGAGCGAAAATAATCGTACCTATAATATCTGCTGTTAAAGATTCCATACTAATTATTTAATATTATCAAAACGCCTATCACTATTATTACTATAAGCTCAAAGTCTGTCACTTTAAACTTCCATGTCTTGGAAAATCCATCGAATATTTTGATCCCAATCAATAGGATCATCAAATCCATCTCCAATCAATGTAACATCAATGCCCTGTTTTTCTACTATATCCTTCAACGCATTCACATTAAATGTTTCTGAATATCGTATCCATACCTCTTTGACCTTAATTCTGTTCAAAACAATCTCATTCCACGTTGTCCAGCCCTTTTCCCCCGTTATCAAATCTTTCAAAAACTCTGTATAATGTGATTGTGATAGATGTTTTTCTATCAGGTCAAAAGTTAGACCAACCATTGTACCTACATATTTTCTAATATACTTGAGTAAAGCTTTATCATTCCTAGACTTACCTGTACCTGCTAACTTGATATATTTACTAGAATGACCAGATCCCAGCCAATGCATCCATCTCATTGCTTCACGATCTGTACTATCGTCTGGTGCTGTGGGTATTTCTATTTCATTTTCTTCCATTTTATCTGGTTCGGGCCAACGTATCATCATTAAACCACCGTAGAAACTGCCAACTTCTTTTTTAATCAGATTAGCTTTTCTCTTGAATAATTCAGACATCATATTTTCCATTGTCCTGATTTCATCACTAGCACCAGTAAGAGCACCTAATACACCTGTACTATCCATCCATCTACGACCCTGACTATCAGGAGCAGACATTAAGTCCTGTGCACCAGCAGCTACTACATCACCAGACAACTGAATAATGACTCCACCTTTTGTCTGTATACCACCAGAACCCATTGGATCAGAACCAAAATATTCTACTGCCATTTCAGAATCAGTTACTTGAGTCATGGTAGAAAGTGCTTTCGCAGATCCTTCCATCTTTAATACGTTGAGTAAACCCTTATAATCAGTTACGTGAATAGCCCATTCTTCTCTCTGTGTTTGACCAGTTATATCCAATCTCCGAAGCATCTGCTTGGACAGAGGAATATACCCCATTCTCTGATCATTCGGTTGCCAAATCAGATCATAAAGATTTTTCTGCCACGCAACACCTGATATTTCTTCACGTAATTGACCAAACTGTTTCATTATAGTATCCTTTTCAACTCCATTCTTTGTGATCTACTAAGAACAGATCTCAACAAATTACCAATCGCATCAACTGGAAGTTCTGCCAAATCAGCACGTAACCTTCCACGATTACCCAATTCTGGAGAATCTGAACCTCTAGCCTGATCTATTTTATCCTGTACCCAAGAACTGGCTTCATCCATTTCAAGCATTTTATTCACATCACTCATTATCTCTGCCTTGATTTCTTCTGTCGTTTTACGTTTTCTCACTTCTCCGAAAGTTTTCATTATACATACCCTAATATATCTGTAATAAATCGTTTCCAATCTGAACTACTATAGGACATTCTATCCGTAGCATCCAATTTCCAATATGCATCCCACAATCTTTTAGCATCAGCTGGAGTTTTTTTAACAAATTCTTTGGTAATCATCTCAATGAAATCATCTTCGTCGTAATATTCCATAGAGTTCGACAATTGATCTATAACAAAATCCACATTTTCCTGTGCTTCTTTGATAGATCGTTTATTTTCTCTTAATTCTTTAAAAGTTTTCATAATTGAATCTCCCTTTGTATTTCTAAGACAGCCGCCCAGCCATCATCGGAATAGTCATCTTCTGACATATCTATTTCTATATACCCTGCAATAGGTACTCCACCTGTATCAGGTATATCATTATCTAACCAATCATCATCCTCATCTGGGCCTGGTGGAAAATCTCCCCACAAATCACCCGCAATTTCAGATGTAGGATAACACTTAATTAATTTTATATCAACTAAATTAATCTCATTCCAACCTTCATTTCTGGTTGACATCAACTCTGGATCAAACATATACTTTAATTTACGCCAGTTATTGACCCAAATACGTTCCATTTCTTCAAACCAACGTCTAATGGCATATGCCTTAATCCTACCAAGACTTTTCCTATCCAATCCCGATGCATTAGCAACATCACCACTTCTGGTCATTGTTCCTAATTGAGTCCATCCAGCTGTGTAAATGAAATCTTGAAATTGTTGATTGACTCCATATTCCTTAGCTACATCCTCATCAAATGCTATTTCGTGTTTGATAGCATCTCGTGCTCTTAGAATAGAATTGAAGACAGAATCTTTCAATTTCTCCAACATTTCCTCATATCCTGGCTCATATGATATATTCCAACCCGATGCTTTTGGCGATAGACTAGCCAATGGAACATATCGTCTACCCTGATTGTCTACCCTACTATAGACATCCATATTAGAAATCAATGTAGGATAACCTTCCACAATAAAAACAATTCCACCACCAGTAGCTACTCCCTCTCTCCATATCTTAGGATCTGATGGATTAGTCATACACGCTAAGGATTTTTGAGTTCCCTGCATTTTTACCAATTCATCCACAGAACCTTCATTTGTGATATGAGCTGCTCTAATTCTTTCCCTATCTCCAAATACTCGCTGAGACATCTTTTTAGACATAGGTAACAATATTTTTCTCAATGCACTGGTATCATCCTTATCATACTTATCCATGTGCATGAACACGATGTCTTGAACATCTCTTAACCCTACTACTTCTGTTAGAAATTGCTTGAATCTTTTCATAATTATTATTCCTAGATTTTATTTTCCGATTATCCCTAATCTTTTTCCTTCTCCTAAGATTACTGATCATCGGTTATATAACCGACTCAATTTTTAACCTTAAATTTATCGCGAAGTGAATCCATTCGACTATTCATAGTTTTATCAGTACGAAAACAAACACCTACATCTTTAAGAGTATTGATAACATCAGCACTTTGAGGATACTCAACACCCAAAATTTCATCAAAATAGAATTTTCTTGATTTCTTATCATAATACACATTATTAATGGTTATTTGTTTACCATCATTCAGCCGAAAGGAAATAGTATTTGTTTTGGTATTACCCGTAACTGAACCATTTCTTATATATCTACTATTTTCAATTTTCCCAATAGCCTGAAATAGTGTACCCTGATGGGATTGTCTTAAACCTTCTCTCAATTCTTTAAATTTTCTCATAAAATCTCCTTATGAAGTCCATGCTGCAGTTACATCTTTCAGATGTAATAGATCTTGTCTAGCTACCCATTTTCGGAAATACGTTGATAGGTCATCCTTTGTCATAGCACCAGCTTCAATTTCCTCTCTAGTCAGAGAATTTCCAACAGCCATCTCAATCTCGGTTGCATTCAATACAGTCAAATCATATATCACCCTCTGAATCGTAAAGTTATCCATTACTAATTCATTGTATGCATATGTCTTATCCTCTTTACCCATCTCAAAGAAATCTAATAGATTATCGGTAAAATAAGTTTCTGATTTATCAAACAAGTCCTTTGTCATTTTAAACAATGCCTGTTTAGCTTTCCTTACTAGACCTCTACCATCAGGATGTCTTTCTAATTTATCAACAACACCCTTCTCCGCGAGTGATTCATCAGGATCAAGACCCTTGACTATAAATCCTTCTCCACCAATCCAGAATATAGCTGCCCAATCTTTTTGTCTAACAGCCCATCCCATATGATCGTTATCCAATCCCATATCAAGAAGTTCATGCCAATTTGGTTTAATAAAATTTTTAGTATGCTCCAGAATTGTCTTTTTATAGATCAGTTCCCAATTGTGTAGTAGGTCAGGATTTGACAGATATTCTTTTCGTTTACTCAATTCTCCAGCAAACTGATATATATCAAGCCATCTACGACCTTGGCTGTCTGGTGAGGTAAATATATCAGAATCACCAGCAAAAGGTACATCACCTACCAACTCAACCAAAATCCCACCACCAGTTTCAACACCTTCCATCATAACCACGCCATCTCTGACTGATTCTACCTTAGTCGTTACTGATAATGATTTAGAACTATTCTGTACCTCAAAAAGTGTACCAATATAATCTATATCAGTGACATGAAATGCTTCAACCTCTACTTGAGTATTTTGCATTCTGGTCATCATCGGCTTTGATATACAAAATGGTAGAGTAAACTTTTTACTCAACCAATATTCATATGGTTTTGCACGACTACTGAGAAGGGCCCTTACTCTCGGACTGGCCCTTCTCCCTTCGTCTAACTGTTGTCGAAACTGCTTAAATTTCATAATCTTCCTCTAAATTTGATCTAATAGTGGTGTTCCACTCCCTATAGGTTCGTATCCAGATACACCATGCTCAGATATATCTAGTCCTAAATCTTCTTCATTTTCTGATACTCTCAGTCCAATAGTATGTTTGATAGCCAAGAACATCAACATACTAAGACCAAACGCCCAAACAAATCCAGCTCCAACACCTATAGCTTGGATACCTAACTGACTCCAACCCGCTTTACTACTGAATAGACCAATTGCAAGAGTACCCCAAGCACCACATACTCCGTGTACCGAAATAGCTCCTACTGGATCATCAATTCTCAATCTGTCAAACATCATCACTGCACCAATAACCAATGTACCACCGACCAAGCCCGTCAAAACAGCCATGGAAGGAGACATAATATCACATCCAGCAGTGATTGATACTAACCCAGCCAATGCACCGTTCAATGCAAATGATGGATCTGGTTTACCGAATCTGAACCAACTCAACAAACCTGCAGTAATAGCACCAGCTGCAGCTGCAAGATTAGTGGTCACAGCAATATAGGCCATATCACCACCGACAGCGGTTGTACTACCTGCATTGAAACCAAACCATCCCAACCACAGAATAAATACCCCTAACGCACCAATCGGTATATTATGACCCATAATCATATTCATTGACCCATCTTTACCATACTTACCTTTTCTGGCACCGACCACAATAGCACCTGCTAGAGCAGCCCATCCACCAATGGAATGAACCACTGTTGACCCTGCGAAATCCAAGAAACCTAAATTCTCTAACCATCCACCACCGGCAAAAAGTCCGCCCCAGGCCCATGATCCAAAGATAGGATATATCAGTCCACATATCACTAAGGAATATATCAAGTATGCTGAGAACTTTGTCCTCTCGGCTACAGCACCACTAACGATGGTCGCAGCGGTAGCACAGAATACTGTCTGAAACAGCAAAAAGGCCCAGTTAAATCCGACCGAATTACCTACTACTAAGGCTTCCTTACTTCCCCCGTCAAACAAAAATAAATTCGTTCCTGTAAATCCATTACTAATCCCAAACATCAAACCAAAACCAAACATCCAAAACACAATAGACCCAAGCGATACATCCATCAGGTTTTTCATCAAAATATTACATACATTCTTAGCTCTGGTGAATCCTGATTCTACCATTGCGAATCCTGCCTGCATGAAAAAGACCAAAAAGGCTGCTATCAAAGTCCAAAGAATATTTGCATCATCACGTAAAATTTCCAAAGTATCAATCATTAGTACTCCTCATTTATCCCAATTTTTCACTGCATTAAAATTATTATACGAAAATTCCAACCTATCAACCAACTTGACTGCTCCACCCGTCTTATCAATAGCCACAAATCCTTCTGGATTGACTACCTTATATCCGTTATCTGTCCTAACAAATGTCTTAGTATCCATCTTAGCACCAGTATTCAATTTCTTCAAAATCAACTTCTTAGCATTGACCAGATGTATCTGAAACTTGATTAGTGCAGCTAATGTCTTAGAACTTTTCTTCAGTATCTCTATGTATTTATCTTTTTGTTCACGTTTGATTTGCTGTGTTTTTTCTGTCTTAATCTTGGCGATCAGTTTAGTTTCCCAAAAAGTATCAAAGAATTGTAGATACTCTGCAATGTGCTTGACTGCTTTGTTCCTGACTATTTCCTCGCCCTGACGTATCTTACTGTTGTTGAATGTCTTGAGCTTTGATCCTACCGCGGATGATGGATATGATTCTTCCATCGCCATAACCTCATTAAATACTCTACTATCTATAGTATGAAATTCCTTACCAGCAAGAGTCAATACATCTCTCAATTTCTTGGTTTCCGAGGCTGTATTGGTAATTTTTCCCGACTTATCTGGATACTCTGCACTGACATACCAGACCATTTTTGAATCGTTCATTCCTGACAAATTAACACCAAATTCTGCACTCATGTCAGAGAGTGTGGGGCCACCTTTGTAGGTGGTATGGAAAACAATACCCATTGCTGAAGAAAGAATTTTCTCTGCTAGTTCCGACCCTTTTGGAACCGCATATACAATAGTATTGGGCTGAAATGTAATGTAATTGACTCCATCTATAGTAGCGTCTTCTATGTCTGAGCGGGTATACATCATATCACCCTGTAATACACCCTCTATGCCCAATCTAGGCAACTCTGTTAAAGCAACTCGTAATTTCTCAGCGAGACCACCACCATACCCCAGCTTCTCAATATCTGTTAAATCCTTTACTACTTTAGGTGATTTTGAAAATACACCCTTTGTACCGACAAAAAACCTGCCATCTTCTGGATCTGTACCACAGAATATCGCAGGTGCACCATCCCATTTTACTGTAACATCGACCGAACTAGAAGCACTACCAGCTAACATATCTCTCAGAGATCGGAGAAAATTGATCGCAGACCTTCCACCACTAATACCAAAATTGAGAATTTCATCCTCAATATGTTCAAGGTGAAGGTTTTTACCTGATACTTCTTCTAGGAAATCCATTAAACAAAACCTTCTAACTCTCTCGGCATCGACATAGAAACAGACTTTATTTCTATACCTAGAAATTGAAACAATTCTTGAAAAAATGATTTACCCAATCTCTTTAAAGTTTCTAAATGACGTTGAAACTGAGTAAAAATTCTTTCCATCAAATTACTAACCCATTTAATAGCATCCTTACCCATACCTTTAATTCTACGAAAAACTTTTTTTATTACTGCAAATTCATTTAAATACTCTACATCTTCAGTTAGTAACATATTAACTACCTTATCATTTCTGACTTCATTTCTAATAATATCACGATAAGTATTTACTGATTCATTGACAGATTTTTTATTTGCACTAATCCGAAAAGCTGAATATGGATTGCCACTAGCAGATTTCCATGCAACATAAAATTTAGCTTTAGGAGCAATAGACTTCAATTCAGATGAAAGAACAGGATCTCCTTCAGATACCTTACCATCCGAAGTAACGGGTATAAAACTAGTTATTTCTCCACTGGTAGGTTTAAATTCTATACAAACAGAAGATGCACATAAAGAATTTCCATCTCCAGTACCAACCCCAAATTTAGTATATCCAGACATTGCCTCAAAAATTACCCACTCCTTAACGACAATATTATTAACAACCTTCTCATTAAAAACTTCCTCCAATATCTTATTATATTCTTTATGCCACTGTTCAGTTTTATCAAATAATTCTAGTGTTGATAAATCAATATTACCTCTTTTAGATATATCAGCCAATTCCGTAGCAGTATATTTGGTAGCTATCTTTTTAAAATTATTATCAACTTCTTTTAAAACTCCATTTATTATTTGATTATCCTCATCTCCTAAAAATTCTAATGCAGCCTTAAAGTAAGCTTTAGTTTCATTCTTTGCACCAGAAGCTAACTGAGAACCACCAGCTTTTTTTAGAGATATGTTATAATCATCAGTATACATATCTGTTTTTGGCGTTCCATCCGTAGCTCCCCAATTTTTCCAATTTTGACTCAGATTAGAAGAAGATTTACCAGCACCAAATTGTGTCATTCCACTATTATCACCTAATTTACTATAAAAAGTTTTTGCAATTTCCCTTCCCTTTTCAATATACAAATCACCAAAATTTATTGCCTTTTCTTTAGCACTTAAATCGTGATCTGGAATTCCACATTCAAGATTATAACCATATGTAATAAGATCTTCCCAATCTGCACCAGAAGGAGCCTTACCTCCAGAACTATCACTTTTTGACCCCAATCCCTCTGTAAAACTGACTTTTAATTTCCCTAAAGTAAAATCTACCCAACCCTTTCCAGCTGGTCTATATTTACTTTGCCAGCCTACTACCCGACCTATTTTATTATTCTGAACCATTTTATAAAGAGAATCCATTGGAGCGGGTATCTTAGCCTGAATAGTCACCAAACCAGATTTTTTAACATCCAATGAATCAGACAGAGAAATATTAATATCTCCTATAATATTTTGAATACTATTAACCAAATCGGTAACATGAATAGCTTCTTCCTCTAACTCTGGCTTTCCAATATCCTTTAACCAATCTGATATAGATAACCTATAAGCAGCTTCTGTTAAATATTCCTTAAATCGTTTCATATTCCTTCTCCAGACATAAAAATACCGTTCTAGTTATATTTATAAAAATCAAAAACTAGAACGGTATATATGTTATATTGACCAACCTGATTGAACTGGTTTATCTAACCCAACGCCATCATCCTTCTCCATAATGAGATCCTGTGCTGAATCCTCTGCATCATACAATCTCATCTTTGCCCTATCTATCCCTAATATAAATTTCTTATTGATTATCAAATCATTGTATCTATTCTTCAACTGTTTGATCATCACCTGATTCAGTTCCTCTAGCTCCTCAGTAGAAACCAAAGCAAACATCAAATCAGCTGTTGCTGGTAGTCCAAAACTTTCTGATGTATCAGTCAACTCTACATCCGAATTTCCGTATCCACTTCTGGTTGTTTGAGTCGCACTAACCACTGGAACATTATATTCTACCGCCAGACCTCTCAGTTCCTCTGCAATCGACTTGACATAAGTGTATGAGTTTGCAATACCACTTTTCAATCGACTACTAGAACAAATATTCAAATAATCAACATATATTATATCAGGTGTAAATTTCTTTTTCAAGGATAATTCATTGATTAGATGTCTGAAATGACCCACATGAGCTATCGCTGTTGGGTATTCCTTGACTACCAATTTACCTATTGTCCTACTTCTAACCCGTTCTACCTTTTCTAAATATTTTTTCTTACTCAGTCCTGTTAAATCTTCCATTGAAACATCTAACAAATTTGCATCAATACGTTC